ACTGTAACGTTCTACCTTAGTAAAGGTAACATTTCTCATTTTGTTGGTTTTAAATTATTGGTTTTTTATAAAGGGTAGTAAAAAGGGGGAGGCTTTCAACTCTCCCCCGATTTACCGATTAGTTAAGATTAGAACGAACCTCCTGTTACAGGGTTACGCATAACGATCTTCAATACCTTGGTCGGGTCTTTAACCCAGATAGCTGGCATTGTTTGAGACATATATACGCGGTATCCGTTGAACTGACCAGAAGACTGGAAGCCTTGGCTACGTCCCATGTAGTCCATAGTACCGTTTTGATACCACCACTTCAATTGGTTATCCCAGCTAAGTTTCAACAAGTAGATGTTGTCGTTAGTATTATCTGTGATATCGAAGATGATGAATGAATAAGAAGACAATGGGAAACCGTCAATAATCGGGTTTTCAATGTCGTTAGTATGTAAGTTATCGAATGCTGGATTCAACACGAACTTAACGTTAGCCAAGAATGGGATAACATAAGAAGTGTAAGCAAATCCGAAGTTCAAGTCCATACCTTTACCGGTAATTGCTCCGATATCAGCAGCTTGAATCAACAATCCTGAAGACATTGCTTCACGACGGATAGCTTCGTTAACCATACGCATACCGGCCATACCAGTTTGTACAATTAATTGACGCTTAGGATCTGGACCTTGGAAGTCAACCTTACCAGCGTAGAAGTTGTAAAGCTCAGAGCGGAACAAATCTAAGTTGAAACCAGACTTGTTGTATACACGCTTGAAAGAGTTATCCAACTGCTTCCACAAACCGACAGATAGACGAACATCATCTGGACCGTCTTGACGAACGCGTCCACCTTGTCCCCACATTAAGTAAGTTTCGATGTCAGTAGCTACTTTAGTTAAGTGAGCTGCTTCCATAGTAGTTAAGAAAGTACGAGACAAAGTACCGTTAGACATAGCACGCTTAACGTAATCTTTACCCATTCTAGAAACCATAGTGTCTAGGTTAGCAACAGCTGGATCAAGATTCTTGTCGAAGTTACGCCAGATCTCTACTACTGGTACAGTACCATCTGCATTCATTCCGCCTTTGATCATAAGATCAGCACGAGAAGAAACAGAATAGTGTACGTGTGCTTCAGCTCCTCCTACGAAGTTGTAGAATTCACGGAAACCAGTTTGTGTAGTGATGTCAGAGAAACGCTCTCCGTATTCACCACGAGCAGAACCTTTGCGGAAGATCTTAGTACCAGGCGCAAGGAAGTCTGTGCTCATAGCGAAAGCGCTATCGTTATTTACCAATTGTACAGTATAAACGAAACCGTCACCTACTGGAACGATATCATCAACTGTAATGTACATTTCAGCGCCGTTGTACTTATCATAAGTGATGATATCACCATGACCGAACTCGCGACGAGAAAGTTTGATTTGGAAAGTAGTACCATCAGAACCTACTGTAGGTACAACAGAACCTTCATCTTGTGGAAGGGTTTCTTGGTCAACAATGTAAGGAAGATCCTGTACAACTGGAGTTTGCCACTTGTACTCTCCACGAGCGTTGTCAACGTTAATTACATTTTTGCCACCAAAGCTAGACATTTGGTAAAGAGGCATTTCGACCTTTTGTGCCATTGCCCAAAGATCTACTGGTCCTAAATCCATAGGTTCAGAGTTCTTAAGCATGTTCACTAAATGGTACGAATCTACGTGAGAGCTCGCAGCATACTGCGTGTCACGTAAGAATATCCCATTATTTAAAACGGGAGTCGTGTTGTTTAGAGCCATTTTTTATTTATTTAAGGGTTAGTTATTTATCGCTTAAAGAAGTTATTATTCCGAGGAATTCTTCTTTGAGTTGTTTCTTCTTTTTCAATTACTGGAGTACTTGTAGCCATTCTAGCTTGTTCCGTCTTAAGTTGGCGTACAGTTTTTTCAACTTGTGCCGCTTTACCTTGTTCTCTTACCTTAGTACGGTAACCGTCTGGATCAGCTAATAACCAAAGAGCTTCAGCAATTAGTGGATAGTTAGGTTCAACGTACTGATACTTTTCTAACAAATGACCTAGTAAGTTAGTCTGCTTACCTGATATAGAAGGATAAGCAGGTTGTACTAGACCAGTGTAGATAAGATTCTGTGAACGTTTATCTAACTTAATTCCGTTAATGTCTGCAGAGGCTACAGTATTATATACGTTTTGCATATAAGCTTCTGAAGCCGCTTGTTGTTGTCTCTTCATCTGCTCTTGCTGAGCAAGACGTTGAGCTACAACTGATTCCTGCATCTTATCCAACTTTGGCTTAAACTTAAGAGCTTTTGACTCTAAGTCTCCGCGATCTCTCCAGCCGTCAATCTCTTCTTCAATTTCATCAGCGTTACCAAAGTTTGTAGCACGTAAGTATTCGCGTACAATCTGTTCTTGGTCTCTTTCTGATGATGGATCTAATTCTCTTACTTCCTCTACTTGAGAAAGTACTTTAAATAGACCCTTAAGATCTTGACCTCCATCTGCTACATATTTAGCAGCGTACTGAAGTTCTTCAGGTAAAGATTGAAAAAACTCTACTGGAGTTTCTTGTCTTACCTTATTCTCGATTTCAGCAAAGTTAGCTTCGAGCAATTCTTCATAATCCTTAATAGAATATTCTTCTAAAGGTTTATCGTCATCAAACGGAACTATTTTACCTGCTTCAATTAACTTATTTACTAATTCAGACATTCCTGTTTTATCAACTCTAGGTCGACCGGCTGGCTTCTTTTCATCAGCCGCATCAGTCTTTGGTCTAAAGTCTGCGTCAGGATCAGTCTCTTCAATAATATCATCAATTGAAGTATTTGCATTTGATTCTGCGCCATCTTCATCAGAATCGTTGTCAATAAAGGAGAGATCTGTAGAATCCTGTGTAAACACAGTAGGTTTCTTTTCAGTCTCAGGAAGCATCACGTTTTCTGCTCCCGGTGTACCTAGAAGTTCATCTAGGTTAATGTCTACCTGCTCAATAGAGGTAGTTTCATGGTTTGTATTTTCTGTAGACATAATGTTGGTTTTTTAGTTCTCTACACTATTAATATACGCAAATCTATAGTTTAAACTTTAAAAATTAAGCATGTCAAAAAAATAAAGTTGAATGTATAGCAAAAGCTTACTTTTCTTTACTTTTCTTATCCTTTTTGACGTCAAATTTGTTCTTGTTTTCCCTAGCAATCTGCAATTGTGTCTCAGCAATCTGTCTTTGTGTATTAAGTTTCTGCTGTTCCACAGTCATTTTATCTCTATGCTCGGCCATTCTTGAGATCTCTTTATCTCTTTGTAAGTTAATATTATCATTCTGAGCTTGGGTACGATTAATCTCTTTCATCGCATCCATGTAATCATTCTGCTCGTTCTGATTAATATCTACAGTAGAACCTAATCCGGCTGATCTAATCTGAGCTTCCATTAAACGATTTTGACGATTCTTGTCATTTTCTTGCGTTTCAAACTCCATCTTCATACGCTGTTCTTCTTGCTTAGCCTGGAGCATCTGCTCTTGCATAGCCTGCTGCTGCTGCATTTCTTGCTGACGTATCTGCTGAGCCTTAGCTTCAGTCTTCTTAAGTATCTGCGTAACATCAGGAATCGAATCAGCCATGAGTATGTTACCCAGATCATAAATGGAAGCACCAGAAGTATTATTAGAAATAGCCATTTGTTTAAGCTGTTCCAAAACGGCACGATGATTAGCTTTAGTAGTGCAAAAAATATTAAGGTCTCTAAGCAAAAGGTCAGTACCGTTAATTTCAAAATTTTTCCTTTCATCAGCTGTAGTAATATATTGTAATCTTACAGAAGGTTTAGTAGACTGGTAGTATTGTGCCAAGTCTGTACGCATCTGATGTACTCGAGGCATCAAGTAATCAGAGTGTTGAATAAAGTAGGTCTCAGTCTGTGCATAAGATGCGCTTACTGCTTGCTCTACACCTGTGGCAGTATTAGTCTGTCCAATCTGCTGACCTAAGCGCTGTGGAGTAATACCAATAGTTTCAAAGGCTTGACCTTTAAAGTATTGCGCTAACTGTATACGAGACATTAAGCGATTAGTTTGCTCAAGGTCAAGTTTCTGATAGTGCTGGAAAGCAAGCGCATTTTCTGTATTGGTAATAGAAGTATCCAATGGTAACATCTGGAAGTTCTTCATTGCCACATAGGCTTTAGCTAAGTTGTTCTTTCCCCAGTCTTCTCCTAGTGAATGTCTAGGTAAAGCATTCTGGTCAAGTAAGATCACGGTACCTAATTCATCTACTAGGATATCCGCAATCTGATTATTTACAATGTTATATCCAATTTGGAACGGCTTCATCAAATCTACTAGTGATGTAGATCTTGTATTACGGTCTGAGAATACAGAACCTTCTACAGGAAGTTTACATCCATAGAGAGTATCGTCACCTTTAAATTGGAATTTAATAGGTCCGATATGGTTTTGGTTAATACCTAAGTAAATAGGATTAATACCGCCAGGATTATTAGTTCCCCAATAAGTAGGGTGATTAGGTCCTATTTTAACTCCTCCCCATACTTCGTTAATCCAGATCCATTCTATATGTTCTCCGAATAAGAGGTTGTCCTTTGTTTTATTTTTAAATAGATCTGTATTATAAAGAGGTTTATCTGTTATTACATAGTTTTCATCTACTATGTCGGAAACAGTGCTACCCATATCATCTATCTTAGTAAGATGACCTACTTTACGTTGAGACTTCCAGTAAACTGTAGTAACACGTAGTAAGTTAGTCATACCCATATCATACCAGTCTTCACTATCTGAAAGAATCCAGTTAACGATATCTCCTCCACGTAGAGTATTATCCCACATAGATGTATACTGACGATAACCTAAAGACGGCATATTAGTATTCCAGTCATGAGACTTAGTACCATCATAGTAGCTACCGTCATTCTGATAACCTTGAATAGGATAACCCGCAGAACGTACAGGATAAATTTGCTCTAGGGTATTCATCTGATCCTCAGTCATTAACCATCCATAACGGTCTATAACATCGGCTACAGTCATCATATCGTATTTACCTACCCACTGACCTTGAGATATATAACGAGCATCTGGAGACTTATGGTAGAAAGTAAGTACAGGATTCCATAGCTCTACATCATAATCGTCCTCAAGCATACGAAAATGCCAGAACTCTCTATCCGTAATAAGCATATCCCTAAAACCTCTCTCCTCTAGCTCATCCATTTTAAATCTTTCTACATCTACTTCATGCTGATGTGCAGCCCATTGTTCTACTAAAGACTTATAAGACTTTGTAAAGAAGTCTTGGATTTGTGGTAAAGATCTAACATTTTCAGGGGAAAGCATCTGCTGATACTCTTCGGATTGTGTATCTACGCCATCTTCAGCAAGTTTCATCATTAACTGTTGCTCGGCCATATATGTTAGAGACTCTTCTATCTGACCGCGTTTCAGCTCCATCATTTCATTATAAGATGTCTCATCCACGGACTTATAGGTAACTGATGAGTTACGCTTAGCAAATTCTGCTACAAGAGTATTAATTACATTAGGGATAATAGGATAGAACTTTAGCTCTAGTGCCGCAGTATCTTCCTTAGTTAATGTTTCAATAAGATCCGCGTATTCATTATCTTCTTCAATAATGTAGTCACCTTTATCTATAATACCTTTTGCAAGCTTATAGTTTTTCATAAGTCTACGAGCATTACGGCGTACATGCTGTAAACCTTTCCATTCTAACCAGTCTAGGTTCCAGGCTGTCCAGTCATTATCTTTTTCTTTTCTAGGAATAAACTGAATAGGCTGATTAAGAGTACCCATCTTGTTGTACTCTACCTTGGCTCCAGCCTTGACCTGCATCGCATTATATATCTGCATAGCTTATTGTAAGTTTTTAAAAGGATTTCTTGGTGGTTTTAATCCACCAAATTTACTACCCCCACCGCCAATGTGACGAAAAGGGCTCATATTTAATTTACTGAATTTATTAGAGTTATCCAAGTTTTTTGCTGCTCCAGTCTCCTCATAGCGTTTTTTATAACCCCTATTTGCTTGTTGGACTTTAGCAAATGCTACTAAAGCTGCAAATGCCACAAGCCTATCGACGTTAACTCCGTCTCTATATGCCATCATTTCTTTCATCAGCATTATATCGGGAATACGTTCAATACCATATACATTTTTAACAACCTTCCCATCTGATGTTACCTCTTGATCAAGTTCTTCTTTGATAAATTCTAGAGCATAACTTATCATATGACTTTTAAATAAAGTACCTGTGTTACGCCAGCCGTACTCCTGAAATACATTAGCATTAGCTCCTATATCTTTTAAGAAAAGAATTTGCTGTCTAGGAACTAAATACTTTTGCTTCTTTCTATTAATCATATGGGTAATAAACTGCGGAATATTATTTTCCACAATAGTCCAGGCGTTATACCATTCTATAATTAACTCTAATCTTTCGTGAGTTTTATTAATATCATCGAAACGACCGCACCAAGCTGCTACAATTTTATCAGGTTCTATAAATGTCTGAACACCATCTACATCTTTTTTAGTAATTTCAATTGCTGTTTTATAGATATAAATAGAACATAGAGATTCTGATGTTGTAGTTTTACCTTCGCCAACGGGGTCAATACTAGCATAATAAGTTCCAAATTCTGGAGATTGAACCGGTCTTTCCCATACTACTAAACAGCCAGTCTTATCTTCTGTATCTTTAGTAATAGGAAATTCTCTAATCGGATACTTATTAGTCTGAGTCACAGCAGGTTGACCTTTCTCGTCTCTGTATATTTCTAAATGTTCCTCAGCATATTGTCTATCCTCGATTCGTCGCATTTGGGCATTTATTAAATGACTAGGGAATACTGATACAGTTCTAAAGTCAAACGCCTCTTTAATATTTCTAGGATGCTGAGATATACGTAACTGATATTCTTGTGGATCTAATTCTTTTTTCCAGATGGCAAATTGCTCGTCTAATGCTGCTAAAGCTTCTTCTACTTTAGAGTTACCATATTCATCTATGTACGGTGGCATAGACCATTGCTCAGGAATAAATAATCCTGTGGTACCTGTTACACCTGTCTCGTCTATTAGATTAGATACTACACCGTAGATATCATTAGCATCTGGCCTAGTAATCATCTTCTTAAGCGGTTCGCACTGAGACAAGTCCCCCACTGATCCTGCAGCAATAAACATCCCCGTAGTCATAAACCCTGACTTCATTGCAGGACGGATATATTCAAAGGTTGTATCCATCTTAGGAGCAATACCGGCTTCCTCGTGGAAGAAGTACTTACATGGTCCCCCTACCCCATTAGTAGGATCTTTCTCAAAGGACATTCCTTGCATTACTCCTTTAAGTCCTATCTCAGACTTACGTTTAGTTAGCGGTTCTACAGTTTCAATCTTCTGCTGCCACATCATAACCTTATTAGGGTTCATAGGACGATACCATGCAGTATGTCTATTTAAGAATGCCTCGTATTCATTTAAGAATTTCCAGGTACCTTTCTCATTTATATAGTCTTTAAGACTAGCTCCCATTTTAAGAGTAATCCCTTCTTCAAACCATATCTGGTTAATTAGTTTACCAGCATGAAAGTAACTAGATGCAATCTGACGTTTCTTTAATATTGCAACGTGTTTAAAGTTTAATTCAGCAAGGCATTCATATAAAGCCATGTGATACTGGGCATCTCTGACATCAGCAAATCCAAACTTCTGTGTTTCTTTATTGAAGATAGGTAAGAAGTTTAACCACATATAATAGTCACGTGGTATATACCAGGTATTGCCGTTATTTTTATAAATAGCACCTACGCGACACTTATTCTTTTGGTCATTCCAGTAAATAATAAAGTCTTTGGTTCCTTGAGGAGCTTTACAATAAAAACCTATATCATTAAATATTCTAGCCTGTTCGTTAAATTTTAGGCTTGATTCATCAAAGTGGTATTGACCAGGTTCTTTAAAAATACTAAATACAAAATCCTTAAACTCGTCACGAGTAGAAAAGGTAGTAGTAGACCACTCCCCGTTTTCCCAAGTAGGTATTTCTATATTATATTCTTTTAGCATGTTTCTTTTTTAGACTATGTAATAAGTCTTTTAATTCTTTAAAGCCCCTAGGTTTAATCTGACCATTAAGATATGATTCCACATCTTCCCTAAGTACAGCATACCATTTCTCGGTATAGATGTTATAGTGTAACATGTAATCATATAAGTAATCACATTTGGTCATATGCGAGCCCCGCCCCGCCTCGAGCACGGCCCGCCTGCTCTTCCTGGAGGTCTTTGTACGCACCTTTGTAGGCTTCTCGGATTTGTTGGAATTTTGCTGCTGTATTAGTAAGCGCTGTGAT